TATATTCTAAAATGATTCGTGCCTTGTCTTCGCTGATGTTCAGACCTTCAGCAATCTTTTTGACGTAGAACATTGGTGAAACCTCTCTCTTTCAATCAACTTACATATTATGTTTACAAAATAAAAAAGGGACCGTCAAGTCCCTTTATGCATTTTTTTTATTAGGTCAACTTGTAACCGTTCGCAGCGAATGCCTCAAACTCTTGAGTGCGGGAGAACCGCTCTTTGTAGCGGAAACCTGCCATGTGCTTCATGTACTTCATGACAGTTTCAACAGGTGAACCGAACTTCTTTTCGTATGCTTTGCTGAAGGTGACCGCATCAAGGTCTTCTTCAAGGAAGGCATAACGAACGCTCTTTGTAGAGTAGTTGGAAATCAACTTAGTGATTCCGAGTTCTTCGAGCAGTGCTAGGGGAACACGAAGGTAACCGTGACCAGGGTCAACGTAGAAAAGGAACTTCTTAGGCATTGATGAAACCTCTCTCTTTCAATCAACTTACATATTTTATATACAAAATAAAAAAGGGACTGTCAAGTCCCTTTCTCTTTTATCTGAAAAACTTTTTCAATAATGAGTATGTAAGAGCGATCCATGTAGCTCCTAATCCTAGCATAAGGACGCTGAATCCACCCGCAGCAATAATGCCAAACACATTTGCGAGTGTCTCTGTACTACACATTAGTCTTCGTTTGCTAATCGAGCAAAGTATGACATGGTGTCTTCATCATTGTCTGATGATGTATCCATCGTCTCAGCAGTTGACGGTTGGATAGGAGCAGGAGCAGGTTCATTCATCTGCGCCATCTCAGCAACCTTTGGTGAACCAGCATTCACTTCCTCACCCAGAACCCGTGCCAACTTGGTCTTGAGTTCATCATAGGTCTTATAGTTCTTAGGATCGATGAATTCATTCAAGTCGTGCATACGGTTATACACTGCTTCAAGTTTCTCATCATCACCTTCGAACAATGCGCTTGGAGATGCGAATTCTGATTTGTCGTAGTTGCGATAACCCTCGACATTACGAATCTTCAGTTTGAAGTCTGCGCCATCCCAGAAGTCGAATGGAACCATTGGTTCTTCATCTTGGAATTCTGGTTGCATTACATCCATGATCTTATCATAGATTTTCTTACCAAACTTAAACATCATCACCTTACCCTCATTGACAGGGTTAGATGGGTCTTGCACTACAAGCACGTTTGCAACGTAGTGCAGACGACGCTTCTGTAGACGTGCCTTCTCTTTATCGCCATCGTTACCGCTATTCCACAAGCGTGAGTTCAACTCACCCAATGGGTCTGCTTGTCCGATAGATGTCAGAGAATTTTCGATGTACCATAGACCGGTTGGTCCTTTAAAACCGTGGTCCCAATAACGGACCCAAGGTAGTTCCTGCCCTTCTGCGGCAGGTAGGAAACGTAGAACGGCGTAACCGTTACCTGCCTTATCGACAGTGGGTTTCCAGATGCGGTCATCTTGATAACTTTTTTTCTCACCGCCACCGCCACTGGTAGACTCTACTGCCTTGAGTAGTTTTGAGATGTTATCACGATTGCGCTTTAGATTTTGAAAAGACATCGTATGTTCCTTGTATAAACTGAAATATGAACTGAAGTGTATTAGCACGTTATATTAGACTAAGGTATGCATTTATTCAAAGGCAGAGTCTAACGTGTTTAGTTTTGGCAAAAAGTTTAAAGCCATTGCCTCTGCTTCCACCTTGTCCCGGATGATGGGAGAAATAAATTTCTTCACGTCCTCTGGTTCAACGGCGTTTTCTTCACATACATGTAGCACTGCTTCCATGTAAGGAATTTGGTAGTTTTTAACTGTTGCTTCGATTAATTGGGTGAATTTGGTTTTGGTTAAAAATTGGTCTTGAAATTGATCAGGGCTCATTGGGTCTCCATAGTGTAGCACATACTATATATGCTACTTAGAATCTGCCTTTAGCAAAATGGTATCTTCATTCAGACGACCCGTTGGCACGGATGGTTTTGCTTTGATACCATCCAACACTTTGCTAAATTGTTTTGTGGTCTGACTAGAGACCAGCGGCAGAACGTCCAGAGGTTTCCGCAAAGTAATGGTACGAGAAGAGTGCTTAGAAAAGTTCTTAATGGTCGTACCCTGGATGATAAATCCTTTGGGATCTTCTGTGACGTATTCGGTAAGTTTCCGATACTTGGTATTGAATACAAATAGACGCTTCTTACCAATTACCTGAACAGGTTTGATAGAAGCAATTTTGAATTCTGTATCTTCTTTTTTATACTTTACCTTAGACACCTGTTTATCAATCGATGGTGTCTTTTTGACTTTAACTGTCCGACGTGCTTTCGCAACAGACTTAATTCGGTCAAGGTCTTCAAGCATTGCTTTACATTCCTTGATCCGGCGATTGAGTTCAGGTCTCTTTAAATGTGAGTAACCTTCGACAGATTGCTCACAACGCTTGTAATAAGCGTCTTCATATTGAAGTAACCATCCCTCAATCGCCTTTCGGACAGGTATGGTGGCAGAACCACCAAGGGCGTGTTTACGAAACAACCCGTAAACATCAATAGAGACTTTCTCGCCGTTGATCCATGCATCTTCTAGATCTTCAAGATCTTGCATGATTGTTTGACCAATCTTTTGTTGTAGTCGCTGATGTGGCGAGAGAGAAACCACATTTGCCGTATCGGCAGCAGACTCTAACTTTTCATAATATAAAGGTTTACCAGTTTCTACTAGTTCACCCAGTCTCTTATCCAGAGCATCTTTCCAGAACTCTGAATCCTTACTAACAGTCTGATCCGTGTTTACCCAAAACGCAGCAGCAGCACAGTAGTAGGTACACAGAATGTTATAATCAGGATTTGCTAGGATATAATCTTGTTCTTGTTTGGGTATGTCAGAACTTTTGATATATGCTTTGATTTGGTCGATAGCGTCTTCACGACTTACTTCGGTCTGGAAATAAAACATAACTGCCCGAAACCCCTTATTGATAGGGGACGCATACACACCAACACGACGTGCAACTCTTACGGGTTTTTTCTTCTTAGACCTAGCGACCATAATATGCTCTTTCTAGGACTAGACAATCTTCAGGATTTTTCTTCCTTTTTTGTCGGTAAGTGATTCAGCATACATTCCTAATTGGACTGCGTCAGAATTCTTATCCATGTTGTCTAGTTCTTGTAAAAGGGTTTTCTTTCTAATTCTACAGTTCACCCGGACTGCTGCGTTCAACGTACATTGTCCGTAAATAATATCGGCATTGGCAGCAAGATTCTTGAACTCTTTGTATGTATATATTTGCATCATTGTTGCCATTCATAAAAGTGGTCCACCCTTTAGGACTCGAACCTAAAACCTATCGCTTAGAAGGCGATTGCTCTATCCAATTGAGCTAAGGGTGGATATTCTTATTATACAGAAATTTTTATATTTGTCAACGATAATATCGCCACACATCAATAACTTCTTTTACATCCTCAAAGGAAGGAAGTTCTTGAGGACCAAAAGTTTTTAGAGTGTGCATATGTCCACCAAGGTCCAGTAGAAAGTGAACATGATGATTTTCTTCTGGAAGGAACATTGCCTGATACACAAACCCTTCGTGTCGGTACTCAAGACTTATTTTATTCTCAACCATCACTTAAATTCCTTCACACTATCGACTCTAAAGGTACGCCAGTCTTCTACTTTCAAATCCCAGACAACAATGTTTTCTACATTTATTGCTCGCATCTTTTTAGAAGACATAGGTTCATGCTTATCGAAACCGGGGATGATATTCTCATCCAGCGTACACTGCATGGTACGTTCTTCCCCGCTTAACTTTGTGAATTTTACTTCACACGGACCCTGCTGTAATTCAAACAGCATTTCGTCACGAGTCAGCATATGATTAATCCCGATAAACCAGTAGAACGTCTATAGGGATTTCGTCACCGACTTCATATGGAATAGTGGTCTTACCTTCGCCGGTGAACCCATTCCAAGTGAAGGTAATATCGTAATCAATGACTTCAGAAATGATATGGGTGACCGTGGTGGTCTCACAACTTTCGACGACACGATAACCAATGATCACTCGTTGAGTGTTGCTGGCACCCAATATACCACCGAACAATGCACCAATACCTGCGCCTTGGGTTGAGTCAGTAGCAATACCCCCAAGGATGCCGCCCAGTGCCGCACCACCTGCGATACTTTCGGCAGTTGAGGTGTTTACTTCTTCATAGACTGGAACCTCTTTATCAAAGCATGTCGTTTCGGGAGTGCGCTTAAACACGTCACGAGTGTTTGCTTCGATAGAAGTCACAATGCCAATCTCGGCAAATGCTGGTGCAGACAGTAGAAGTGCTGCTGCGGATACTAGTAGGTTTTTCATGTGGGGGGTCTCTCTATTTAAAAATTGCGCGAGCGATACAGAACAAACTGGCAAAAATGAAGGTTACAGTGATGAATGCCAAATACATAATTCAATCCCATTCTTTATCATAACGTGTGGTTTCTCTTAGGGTTTCCCCATAGTGATCATCAGCATAAGAAGATTCGTCAGTATAGTAGTTTATATTCTGAGTTGGTTCTTCTTTGTCAAAGTGTGATGTTTCGGTTGCTCTTACTCTGTGGTTGCGTCGAACTTTGGACTTATATTTTTGAGATGCCTTCTTAATCATGTGAAGGCGCTTCATCTTTTGATAACTACTCAGCGTCATTCCAAACCTTATCAGCAATTTTTTTCAGATTATAATTCTCTGCTGCAAGATCTTTCACTCTCATCTGTAACAAGTGAATTTCACCTTGCATTTCAGAGATGGTCTTCTCGTATATTTCTTTGTTCCACCAAAAGGTTTCGTTTGGTTCACTCATACAGAAATTTCCTATGCAGAAGAAACATTCATTATGGGAAGACCCGTCTCATCAAATTGTACGGCAGACTTTCCTGATCGCTCTTCTTCGACCTCACAGGATACGTTTTCGCCGTGGTCAACTTTAAACTTATTGTGAGTATGGTGCAAGACAAATTTTGTATCTTTGAACTCTTTCCACATATGAGTCCAGATCGGTCGCCAGAAAGTGGCAAGTCTGTGGTTGTTGGTATTACCACGGTCTGACTTCAAAACCAGATCAGAGAAACTACGCATGTTGAAATCGAAAATCGAATCAAATCCATACATGTGAACTTCTTCTGCTTTTAGTCGGTTGCAAGCATAATGCACAGCAAGATGACCACAGTTGAAGTTGGTGTACCCTTGTCCGACGTTATTGTCAGGAATGGCATATTTTGGCAGTTCGGTATAGAACTCTCGAATCTGTGGTGCCCACTGCATGTGGAAGTTAGGGTTTCCTTCACAGAACATCTTTGGTCTATAACCACATATCCATTTACCTGGAACTTGGATCTCTTTCTTAGACATTGCGGTCATGAACTTATAGTCCACAATTGCCGTTGCCCATTTATCAGGAACTTCGAATGGAGTTAGGTTACAAGCAATCTTTAGACCCTTGCGTTCCTTCAATCCGTATAGACTTGCTTTATCACCATTGCCAATAATATGAACAACTCTAGGCACTCATCATCTCCCTAATTCGATCTTTACCCTTTGGACCTGTCCAATGTAGAATCTTCTTGGTCGAACTGTCTTGATTGTCATTTTCAATCTGAAGTCTCAACCAATTATATTCATTGGGTAACGGATTTATATATGTCAGTTGGGAAAGGGGATCTAACATGGAGTGTAGAACTTCCTGGTCTCCGACGTTAGGATTGCGTTCTACCTCTTTTGCCCAGTGTGCCAAAATAGAGGGTTTATTAATCATCCCCACAACCCCAGAGTTGTACCAAACTTCTCTACGACGCAGGGTCCAAGGTTTGTCCTCAACCATGTTCAGTTTGTTTGGTTTTAGCAGATCAAAGATAGGAGAGATATCCTGAAGGACTTGGCAGTCCGTATCAATCCACACAGTACGATGTGCAGGGCAATGATACATTGCTTTAGGTTTCTTGAACCATCCTTCTTCTTTTAGATTGGATAATTCAATTACTGCATGAACGTGAGGTTTGATTGCATCAATGTTATCTACACCAAAATTAGCGAATATAATCGGCGTGTCATTGTGCTTTTTATAATTCTCAAAGAACCACGGCAGCATCCATTCAGTCTTGTTGTCTGCCCCAGTAAGAAATGCTTTATCGTATTTCATAGTCTTCATTATAATTATGCTTTGCCAGACACCCTGTCACGTTTTGGATAGTGGAGAATGTATCCCGACACTCAACAGGCCAGTTGTAGTATTCATTGATCTGACCGGGGAACCGTTCCTCACTGATAAACACGTCAGTCGGACCCGCATCAACCTGTGACCTTTGTAGAAGTAGTTTGGCACCAAATGGCGTAATCATGTACGCATGTGCGCCTGGTAAGTATCTCTTACTGAAAAGTCTTTGCTCACCCATCTGTGGTGCCATTGCCCACCGACCATAAGATGGTTTACCCAAGTTGACGATGTTGCCATGGATAATTTTCGGAAGACTATCAACAAAGACCGCATCATGCTCAAGGATTAAGAATGCCTCTTTCCCTTGGGCGCACCGTCTCCACAATGTATGATGAGAAGCAAAGGCACAACGCACAGGGTCAATCCTAGAGTACTTCTCATGGAAGTTTATCTCAGGAATATTGTGTTCTGCAAAATATCTTTTGATGTCTAAAGTGCTTGGGGTATGCCCCTCAAACATGCGAACATCAACGCCGTGTTTCTTACCTGATTCAACACAACGACGTGCAACGTCATTGGATTTACCATCCACAAATATCACAAATGCTTTATAATTCATGTTGTAGTACTCGGTGTTCCTTGAACGTGAGAATAATATTTTTTAGTTGCTCCCAGAGTAGGTAACAACTGTCGACACATCAAAGCATCATTTGGCCAACAACCATATTCTTCGGTTAGTTGTACCAATTTCTTAGCACCAGACGGTTCAATATAATAACAAGAGTTTCCAGCAAGACCTTGAGGGACTTTCATTTCGTCAATGAACGGAACCCTCGCTATTTCTTTTTTGTTTTTCTGAAGTTCTTCATGATAAACTTGAGGTAGTCTAGTTGCATACTTAGGATCATTAAGCCCGATAACGTCATAAGGTGAGTATCCAAAGTCTTCCAGGGGGAGTTCTTCTGCGGTAAAAAATGAAGCATCATGTTCCATAATAACAATTGCTTCATTCCTATCTATACATGTTTTCCATAGTTCATAATGTGACAGGAAACATGCCATCCGAGACTTTGGGTTAGTGGTCTTGTATGCTCGCTGTACTAATCCTGATTTAAAATCAACCTGCTCACCTTCCCATGGATAGGTCCACTTGAGGCGATACTTTTTCATCAGGCGGTCTACGTCTTCGGGAACAACTGCATCGAATGTCTGAGGGATCAAATTACCAGGTTTAGGATTTCTTGCCTTTACCGAAGCATTTTCCGATACAGAGTTACCCTTGATAGTGATAATGTAACCATTAATTCTTGGCATTCTTTGCTGTCCAAATCCTGTCTAAGAGAAAGTACCAACCCGCATTGATGATTGGTTCGACTACGGCAGTCGTTGCTGCCTCTACAAAAGTGGCACCAGTGAATATCATCACACATGTTGCCGCAATAAAGAAATGACCGATTGAAAAGATAATCGTTCGAAGCAGAGTGCCTTTAAGACTTTTGTATGAATGGAAAAACTCAGTCATTTGCGTACTCCTTTAGTATGCTTTCAATCTTATCTAGATCTGGCATTTGTGTGGGTAGTTCAAACTTGAGTGCGCCAACCACTGTCTTCTCAAGATCGTACACCCTGTGTTCAAGACCAACAGACTCATAGTAATCAACAAACTTGATCCCATCTCCGAATACTTTTTTAGCATTGGGGAACTTAACGTGAACTGCCGGAATGCCATAAGCATGAGCAAGAATGATGCCGTGTAGACTACTGGCAATGATCTTCTCACACTGAGTGATCTTTCGAACAACCGTTAACGGATTGAAGTCTAGGACGTTAACGAACTCTAGATTCTTATCTGCAATGTAATTCAATGGACCAGGTTGGTGGTTCCAATAGTGAGGAACAGCACCGATATTATACTTTTTAGGGGATTCTCTATAAAAGCGGGGAGTAAGTAGAGCAAGATCACCGTAGATTTCGGGACATTCTCCACCCTGCTCAATTACTCGTTTGCGAGTCTGTGGACCACGAACAAATCTAAAAGTGTTGGTGGGGTCAATTTCATCACTGTCTCGGATGACACCTGACCCCAGAATAGTAGCATTCTTGGCAAGACGAATGATTGAACCGATAGCAAAATAGTTTGCGTCTTCGGGTTTATTGGTGTGATTAAAATCAATTCCGTAATGCTTTAGTAATGGTCCATTTAGGATATCACCAAAGTTAGGAATTTCATCACCCCAATAAAACTTTTTCATTACAGAATACCTTGCTCTACTAGAGCATTATAGTTTTCAATCTTTTCGCGCTTCGGACCAGACGGTGTTATCTTAGTTCGAATGTGAATGAACCCTGCCTTTTCGGGATTAGGTAAGAACGAACACTGACACCATTTCTGGTCTAAGACGTACTTGCTGTCAACGTAAAGACCTGCCTTGTAAGCAAGAGTGTGAATAATACCTTCGTCCTCATAGTGGTAAGGTTGATTGTAATTATTCATCCAACCTTCAGAACCGAACAGTTGACCTCTTAACTTTTCTCGGAGATCTCTGTCCATCTTGTAAATGGCACCACCCCAATATGGCGCAATACGAGATGCAATCAGTGGGTATCGTGATGCGATATTTCCATGAAGACGTTTCTGAGTGTC